CTCTCCTTTTTCAGTGTTTAAATTTATATCAACACCGTGTGGTAGCCAAGATGGAAAAAATATCATTCTACCTTCTATTGGTTCATAGGCACATACTCTCCATAATGATTCAGGTAGATTATCTACACGTTTAGGCATATGTGTATTTGGTCCTGGTCTAGGATCTTCTAAAAATAGTTTGCCTGAGTTCTTTGGTACTTTGATATAGTAAACACCTGACCACATAGAGTTAGGATGTGTATGTGTTTTATTATAACTATATGTAGGATTAATATTAGCCCACATGTTACCAAGTCCTAATTTACCTGTAACACCAAAATCTTTATTACATTCATAAGCCATTTTAAATAATTCATCAATTAAAGGTTTATATTCTTTTTTTCTATCCATATCTGTTTTGCTGTGCCAACCAAAACCAGAGTTGGTTTTATGTTCTCCTTTAGGATCTGCTTTACGCCAAGCTTTAATATGTTTAAATAAATATTTATTTAACTCTTTCGAGTTGGGTATGTCTTTAAAATATACAGGAGTAGGAAATAATATTTTTCTTTGTAATTGATTCATTTAAATGGAGGTCCTCCAAACCACATCACCAATGATTTTCTGACCCCCTTTTTAACTGGTGCAACTTTGTGTCTTAAAAACGATGCAAAGAATATTG